AGAACAGTACGCATTACATTACTAGCTTCCGGACTTATATCCATTATTTCGCCAATTTCTTCAACCGATTTATCTTTTAATCCATGTCTAATTCTTATCCATCCAGCTATAAATGGTATTGGTAATACAGCGCCTCCTGCTCCAGTTAATATTCCTAACGTACCCATATCTTTAGCGTTTTGATATGCTGATTTATTATTATCAGACTCATCTAAACCACTACCGTATAGAATACCTTCAAGCAAACCTCCTGTACCTCCAGCGCCTATAGTTCCAACAATTTTTTGCCAAGTCGGTAATCCATTAATCCATGAATACAATTTTTGTGCTGGTTTTGTTGTACCAAGTGCTACACCACTACCAATTGCACCAGTTAAATTAGCGCCCATAGATACGCCCGGATAAGCTGTGTCGAATCGCGCATCTACGTCTTTGTAACGTGCTTTGGCTTCATCACCAGTTTGTAATAAATTATTATTTGGTGATGTATCACCACTTTCAAACACACCTTGTGTGTATGGAAAAGACCTGTTAGCTTGTTGATATAACCAATTTACTCCATCTGTTACACCGCCAAGTGTTTCATCTAATCTACTACCTGTACCTAAAACGCCTTGTAACATATTGCCAGTTAGACCTTGAATTTTTTCTGCTGTTGTTAAACTAGATTTTGCTTTTTCACGGTTATGTAATTCAACAGGGTTTAAATCACTTGCACCACTAAAATAAGCAAGTGCGGCTTCTATGACTCCCGGATTATCTGTAACAATTCTTTGTTCTTGGTTTACATAACTTCTAATACCATTTGGATTTTCGGTTACTACTTCACCGGGTTCACCTGTAGCTATAACAATTTGTGCTGGTCTTGTTGTTTGTGTAATTTGTTCTGCGGCTGTTTCAACATCGCCAAGTTCTTCTGATGCAAATTGTGCTTCATTAACCAAATTTTGTGGTGTAACCTCAACCTTACCTTCCGGATACAATTCTTTAAGTATTTCTGCCATGCGTTGTGCCGACGCGGTATCTCCAGCATTATGCGCTTTAATTATGCCTTGTTGTAACTGTTCAAAAGTAGGTTGTCTAGTTTCAGTAGCCATAATTAATCAAATGTTATGTACATATCTAAAATATCTTTGTCTGACGCTGTTATTATTTCGTCTAACTTCATAGGCTCATATGCCGGTAATGGTTTTACCCAATCATATCTTGGTAATTCTCTTACTGCATTTGCATCGGCATAATAACCGTTTTCTAAACGCTTATGATATTCTTCAACAACTAAACGTGAGTATTTACGTCTGTAAAGTGTCATTTGTTTTAAAGCGTCAGGCGTTAGTTTTCTTGTACCAGTCATAACTTCAATAAGAAAGTCTCTTTCTGCTGGTGTATCTAATCCTCTAGCACCAATACCAAGAATGTTAATCATTCCAAATACATCACTACCTAGTAATGCTTCTAAACGTTGGTCATAAGTTGCGCTTTTTGCCGCTTCTTTGGACAAACCAAGGTCAGCCATAACTCTATCAACGGTACTATGAAAATCAGACAAATAGCCTAAGTTTGCTTGTGCGCCTTCAGCGTTCAATATATTTAGAACTTGGTCAACTTTACGAATATTTTTTACTGCTAACTCAACTGCCGCAATTTGTTCTAAATCTTTATCTGCATAAGATTGTTGCATTTTTTTCAAATAATCTGCGTTTACATCCGCAGTAGGGTCAGAATTATCTATATCAATATCAATGTTAGATTCACCACTTCCAAAGTTTTTGAAAAAGTTTTTATATTCATCTGTACCCGGTACTAAACCAGCACGCTCGGCTCTGTAATCCATTTCACGCATTTTGGCTGTTACGCCATCATTAGGTTGTACACCAGTAATAAGAGCGAGTTGTTTTTCAGCTAATTCAGCCGGCTTCATACCATTTTGTTCAGCAAATAAAGTTAAATTTGCCCAATCTTGGTCAAACTTTGTTTGTACTGGTTTTGGTATACCCAATAACTCTTTCATATCAGGTGTTAACGTGCCATCATCACTCATTTTTTTGTAAATATCGAGTTTATCTTGTAAATCACTTTTTGTAACAGCTACGCCTAACGCATTATTAATACCAAGTGTTTTTTGCGTCTCTGTTAAGCCATATGGATTAGCTGGGTCACTAAATATTGCCAATTTTTCTTGTAATGCGCTTGGTTTAGTCTTTTTAATTGCTTCTTTTATTGCATCTGCACCGGGCATAACACCTTGTTTAACAAGTGCGGCTAAATCTGTTCTTCCATTAGGGTATTCGTCTGATTTCATGTTTAAAAGAGCGTTTACAGCGTTTGTTCTAGCGGCTGTAGCGCTTTTTTCTTTGTCCATGGCGTTAAGTCTTGCCTCGAAATTAGCCGCCATTCTGTCATCAGGTTCAAAACGTAAAGTGTTAAAACTTTGACCCATTCTGTAGACTTCTTCTTGACTCATTCCTTCAAATAAAGAATTACTCATGCTAGTCATAACGTTGCCAAGACCCATGCCCATGCCACTTCCGCCTTCTCGCGGTGCAGTTTGCTCTTCGTCTTTATCAGCAAGACCGCTTAGTCCAATCATGCCCATTATGCCTAAAGCTCTATTACCAAGTGACATTAGTTACCTCCAGTATAGCTATTACTCATTGCAGTTAAGTAATCAAATATTCCATTCTGTTTAGTTTCTTGTTTAGTTGTAGTACCAACATTAGGCGTTTGTCCAAGTGCTTGATTTACATATCCAAGAGTGTTTGCGCCTTGTCCTGTGTAGCCTCTAAATTGACGTTGTGCCGCATCAAACAAAGCTTGTTGCATTGCTTGTTGTTGTGCGCCTTGCATAGCCAAGTTATTGTTAACAGTTTGACCCATGTTAAAGCCAAGATTAGCAACTTGTCCTAACTGGTTTGCCGCTCCAAGTCTTTGTTGTGCGCCTGCTAGACCAGCTTGTTGATTAGCTAAATCTGCTTGCATTCTATTTGATATATCACCCATACCAGCTTGCTGATTAGCCAATTGTCCTTGAAAGTTATTACCAATATCTTGTAATGCCATGTTTTGAGCATTTTGAAATCCTGCTTGTCTTAGTCCTGCTGAAGCTTGAGCTAATTGACTAACAGTATCTCTGCCTATCTCACCCATAGCTACACCATGTCTACTACCACCAAATGCACCTGCGGCTTGAGCTTGACCTTGTAAATTATTCATGCCCATTTGTGCGCCACGTAGTATGTCAGCTTCGTTAGCCTTAACTACAGCATCTTCATATGGATTCATGTAAGGTTGCATGTTTGTACCTGCAAGAGTCTGTGGTGTAACTGTTGCACTAGTTCCAGCAACATTAACTTGACTAGGTGTGTAAGCCATGCCTGCCGCAGAACCTAATCCTGCACCTTGTATACCTTGAGCCGCTAGGCTGTTTATGTTTGGTGGGGTAGTCTGACCACCGGGTAGTCTTTGATTAGCCATTAGTAGTCTCCTGAAAATTGTTTACCTTTGCCATAGGTATTGTAATTTCTTTGGCTTGTTTTTGCTCTATCTGCTACAACATTTCTTCGATAAACTGGATTAGTTTTACCTGCTAAAACACCTGAACCTCGATTCCTGCCACCGGGAGTACCTCTACCATTTGGTGAACCACTAGCCATCAAAATATCAGGTTGTGGATTAGCACCAACGCTAATACTTCCTCCTCCGCCTCCTCCACCGCCCGGTGTTTGTTGTGCTACTAGGGCAGGTACAGCATTACCAAATAACGCATCGTAAGCGTCTACAGTATCACCGTAGTTAGCCGCTAAATCTTTTTTAGCTTGGTCGTAGATTGGTATTGAGCTGTAACCTGTCATACCATTGTCATATGTCGTTGGAGTAGGCATACCAGCCATTGCATCTGTAGGAGCTAACAAACCAAATGCCGCCGCAGTATTGGCATTGTTTTGAAATGCCATCTCTTGATTTGGATTAAAAGCCGCAACTTCTGCACCATAATATGGCATATACTCGATTTGTTGTAAGGCTTCTGCCCTTTGTAGGTTTCTTTCTGCTGGCGCTCTTATCCACTCAGGAACTGTAGTTTCTGTAGTTGTTTTTTTGCCGCCACCTTTTCCGCCGCCACCTGAACTCATGTCAAAACTCCTTTGCTAATATTGTTAATTGTTCTTTCCATCCTTTAGCTTCAAGAACACGTTTCCATCCTTTTCTTCCGGCTATTGACATACCATCACAGCCTTGTAATTTTCCCCATGCCATTGCACTATCATGCATGTCAGTAATTTGTTTAATTCCGTAGCCTTTATCACCACCTGCTAAGAATACGTGTAGCACTTTCTTATTAGGATACACTACAATTTCAGTTACTGCACATCCGTTTGACCCCATCCATAACTGCATGTGACCACTTAATACCCCATCAACAATGTCTTTAAAATCATGAGTATCGCCCCCTTTATTTAAAGCAGACTCTATCCATTCTTTACCAGCCATAAGTTGTTCTTGTATATTCATGGGTCTAATTTTATCCTAATCCAAGCTCCATTTTTAGAAACTACAGGGCAGTCCTGAGCTTCATCCCACATAATAATGCCATCTTGTGTAGCTTTACTATCTGAATTATAAAATTGTAATTTGTTTCTAGTAGTCGTTATAAAAGTATTTAATCGCTCACCCCATGGTTTCCAATCTTTGCCTAATGGCGGTGGAGGTGTCTGTACACTCATCGTCTACCTCCCGGATTAGCTTCAATACGCATGACCCCTGACCTCCAGTTTTCATTGCCTGTACCTTGTATTTTTATACGCACTTGTCTACCCTGAAAGCGTACATCTGTAGGATTACCGAGAGTAAATGCACCATGTGAAGACTCAGTATCGTTAGGATAAAAACGTGTCTTAAACGTAACTTCTACTTGTCCTTGCGTTTTTTCATCAGGTATGAGCTGTGTCACTTTCATAATGTTGTCACCATTACCAAGACTAATCGAGCCTGACTCAGCATATGGTTTTGTTGAGCCATGTGTGTAACCTGTTTCTTGATTGTAAAGATTGCCACTAGCATCTGCCCATATTGGATTGCTAAATACTCCTTGGTCAACTCCTGCTGTTCTATCTAATTCACCAGTAGTCCAATGTCCTTCTTTATAATCAAGTGCTACGTATCTATCGTTTTCATTTGACGTGCCTGATGGATAAAACCACCATATTTCACCATGTTGTGAATTATGTACAGCGTAAACTTTACTAATTTGTGCAACGTTCATGTCATCAAAAACATAATCAGACACTTCACATGGCATTTCACTAGCTACTGAGCCATCAAACTGAAAGAAACCTTTACGACCCATCCAAAATGCACCTTCATCAATAGCTACAGCACCACGTCTTGAAGCAACACCACAAGCTGTACCCACTCTTTCAAAACCATATACAAATGGTGCGCCTGAATAACTTGCTACGTGTGCATCGTTGTCTGTCAAAATAAGTGTTCGACCTCTCATGCGTAACCCTAACATAATTTGCCCGACAGTCTGCAATTCAAAGTCACCTGCTTGATTTGTAGCCGATGGTGTCCATGATGTATTATTTTCTTGGTCACACCATGCTACTTTACGAGGATTACCACCTGCACCAAGTGCAAATACAAACCTTTCTTCTGTAACTACTAAACCTTTGTTACCTGTTGGTGCATTAGCCACTACCTGTGCAACAACTCCTGTGTTCAATTGCCACTCATATATCTTGCCATCTTTAGATGAACAAGCCATAAGATATTCACCCCATGTATCTAATGACCAAGTTGTTGCCTCTTGATAAATACCTGAGCTAGTAGGTGCATTACCCCAATTACCATAACCATAAAATCCACCACCATAACCAAGATTTAGTGAAGCATTTAAGTTACCTGATGTCAATCCTGAAGGGGTTATATCGTATACTGTATGTGAAGGATTTACATAATATAATTTGTTATAAGTGCCACCTGCTAAATATGAGTCACTTGAGTTATCAAGCCATGAAAGCATTGCCCTTGGTGCTGATGCAAATGCACTAGCTTTTCTTGTTGTCCATCCACCAACAGGTCGCATTGAACCATCATGCCATCTTACTAAACTAGCATCTCTCCATCTATTTGATGCTTGGAAGTCAGTACCGTTTCTGTATTGACCCGGTGGTATGTCTAAAGGTATTAATGCCATAATCTTATGCCGCTATTTCTGTCCATGTGACTGTGTTATTAATAATTGTTTCCCACTTCTCTCTACCTATTGTAGCTGTACCTGATGTTGATGATACTATACCACCGACACGTTGTACTCTATTGCATGTTGCTGTAATACTTGATGTAGGTTGCGTAACTGCATGACCTTGAAATATTTTCTCGGATTCAGTTGCTGTGCTTGTGACTGTAGAGTTGTTTGGTGTTGGTGCTGAGCCACCCATACCTGCATGATGTTGACAATAATAATATAGGTCAGGTGTTGGAACAGCCACAACAATAGTTGATTGCGTAGATGAGTTATGAGTTATTGTATAGTCTGTACCACTATTGTGCGTACCATCTGATGTAGTAGAAAATCTTAATGGATGTGCCGATGGGTAATTAAATACATAGGTGTTACCTTCAACAAGTTGTATTGTTTCTTGCTGAACACCATTTATAAAGTATTTGTTAGAGCCACTCACACTAGCAACAGTCACCTCGTTTGTATGAGTGCTTCCCGTTGATGCGATACCTCCTCTTGTGGCATATCCGAGTACAGTAATACTGGCTACTGCTGTTGGTACACCTGAGCCAAATCTTACACGATTACATATAGCCGCACTTGTTGATGCAACGCTAACAGTCGCTGATGCACTTATAATAAACACACCATTAGAAGTAGACGTAACAACTGCATTAGCTGTTTGTGGACTTGTGCGTACACGCATCACACTTTCAGTTATGCTAGATGTAGTAGTAGATGTAGCTTGACCTGTTCTTACTCTTGCACCATTGCCAGTTGTCGTTACTGTTGTAGTTGATGCACCGTTAATAAGTGCAGAACCTTCAGGTACACGTCTGACACCAACTGTTGTTCCTGAGTTAACAGTTACAGTTGCTGAAGCTACTCGAACACGTTTAGCATCTGCTGTAGCACTTGACGTTGCTGTGACTACAGTCTGTAAATCATCTTGTCCACCATTAAAGACACCGACACCATAGTTCCAATCACCATAGTTTCTAGTATCTGTTTCCTCAATGATGACTACTTCACCACTACAAGTGGCACTAGATGTAACAGTCGTAGAAGCATCGCCACCCATTGTGACAATCCAATTTACACCATTAGCACCTGAAGTAGCAGTTACTGTAGCTGAAGCATCCTGTACTTCACCTAAACTTGAGCCAAATGTACGTAAACCGTAATACGATTCACCATACTCAAAAGCCATTTACTTAATTAGTTAAGTGTAATGTCTAAATCACCTGATGGCACACGAAACACGTCACCAGTTTCAATAGTCTTGTTTGACGATAGTGCCGCATAAGCCATTAAGTTACCTGATGATGAAGCATCGTAAACACCAACGTGTGTTACTGTTCCATAGTTTGCTGTAGCTGTAGGAAATTCTACTGCCGCGTTATTAGACGTAGTGTTACCTGATGTTGTAAATGCAACTGTTTGACGTGCATAACCACCACCAGTAACCTCAGTAACTGAACCTGCTTCGCCATCTGCTACTGCTGTAAATAACGCTAAGTATTTTGTAGATGGAGCTGTGTAAGCCGCACCTGCAAATACGTGGTCTAATATTTCTGTTTCTAAATAATTGGAAAAACTCATACTAATCCTCTCACTTTAAGTGTTAATCCTGACCCACTATAACGAGCTTGGTCAGAATATTCATTTAATCTAGCAACTGCGGCAGAATACATCTGCGCCCAAACTGCTACCCTTTGGTCTTCTGCTAAGTAAGGTGCTGAGTGTAATAACGCTCCATAGAGATATACATCAGGTGCTTCTAGCAAAAGCCAGTTATCTGAGTTACTACTAAGGGATGGTACTTTCTGATAGTAAAGCAACTCAAAATCTGTGTCGTTTCCCGGAGTTGGGTACAATTGAAATTGTCCATCTGCGTGTGTGTACATTATTGGTGTTCCTGTGGCATCACTTTGAGCTTGACGTTTGTCAGCCATAGCATCTCTAGAAACTAAATTAACTACTGTAGTTCCTGTGCCTGTGAGATGTAATCTTATTGTTTCTATCCAATCAGCAGGAGTTTGCATATACTCATCGCCACTTGATTGTTGACCACTAGACCTTGCTTCCATCTTAAAGTGTCTAATGTCTCTGTTTATCTGAGCCTCAGCTAATGTAATGAAGTCAGGTATTACTGCTGTAAGGTCATCTCTGTTTAAAAAATCAGCTATAGACGCTTTGAGTTCTGTGTAATTAGATAAAGCCATTAGAAACGACCTCCTCGTCTCATGTAATCATATCTTTCATCTTGCACAGCGTAACCACTTAATGGCGCTCCTGTCAGACCAGCCGCAAAGTCTGCTTTTTGTTGGTCATTCATTTGAGACATCATCATTTCAACTCTAGCTTTTTCTTCATTAGTAAGTGCCGCGAATTGTCTGTTAAATTGATTACGGTCTACAACAGTTGGGTTAGGATTCATCTCTCCAGTACCAGCATAATTCATGTCAGAGTCATTCATTAGTGAGCCATCAGGCATTCGGTGCATACCAGCCGGTACTACATCCGGTACTGTTGGTGTTCTACCGGGCATTAAAACTGGGTCTCTGTTCATTGTATTAGCTAAGAACTCTCTTTCAGCCGGTGTGTCTAAACCTCTAGCTCCTATTCCTAGATTACCTATTGTGTTAAGTGGCTCTTCTTGTCCGTAAGCAGTAATACCTTGCATGTCTCGCATTCTTTGAATTGCATCACTACTTAAATCATCACCAGTAAATGTATAACCTTCTGTATTACCATCTACATCAAACGTATAACTGTTTGTATTTTTATAGTTCTTTACTGCATCCATTAAACCAGCGTCAGTATCAAAACCATCACTATTAGTTGCATTTTGTAAGAACTCGCGTTCTGCTGGAGTGTCTATGCCTCTGTTACCCTCCATAACACCGCCAGTTAACCCCTTATATTTTTCTGTTAACATTGCAAGGATTTGGTCAAACGACATGTCATTTGGATTATGTCCGGGAACGTGCGCCATAATGTGTCTCCTGTTTAATTAAGCGTAAGTATATCATCTCTTTTCTTTGTAATCAATTAATCTAACAATCCCCTTTTGCTTAGGTTCATTAATACGTCATGTGTGATTAAACCAATAGGTGGATTTTGCATAGTTAATTTTCTAAAGTCACTATCTGTCATGTTTTCTGCTGTCATTGGCGAACCATCTGCTTTTGTGTTGTCAAACAAATCTAGAATACTAATGTTGCGTTCTTTCTCAGGCAATATAGAAACTGGCTGACCTTTGATAACTGTGTCATAAGCTTCTGTTATTGGTTTCTCTTTACCTATCAATTCTTGCATGTTAAGTAACCCAACATTTTGTAGTGTGCCTTCTTTCTTGTTTAATTGTTTTTCGTCAGCGTTTGCTAATCGTGCTGTAGGATATGACACTACACCATTGTTTTGACCTTTGACTAATTTACCACCTATGTCATAGTCAACACTTCCTCTAGTACCTCTACTTGTTCTAAAGTTTACATCAATGATACGAGCTATCTCTTTTCTTTCAGAACCTGTTGTGCCTTCTAATGGATTCTTTGAATTAGTACCACGCCACTTTTTATTAATAGAGCGTATATAAAATTCACCCTTAGAATTCTTAACACTTTCTTTTGATGTAGTTCGTATAAGGTCATCTAATATAGCAATCTGTTTAGCGTCTAAGCCATTGATTGCAGAGTTAAGCATTGTTTGGGTAATGGGATTACTAAAGTCTGAACCTGTTGGTGACATACTAAATGGTAATAGCAATGGGTCTTTCTTGTATAACTGTCTTGCTTGATTAGCTGATTTAGCTATTTTGCCTACAGCATCTTTAGCAGACGCCCACAAGATACCTCGGTCTACATTTTCAGGTATCAGCATATGTTCTTGACCACCAGTCCTTCTGACTCCTTTACCATCAACTACAACACTAGCGCCATTAACACTTGTAATTATTCCACTACCAGCAGAACCATCCGACATAGTGCCTACAAAAGGATAGCCTTCTGAATTTACAATACTTTGTTCACCGACAATTATATTGTTAGTGCCTTGTAATTCCGTTTGCACATCCATAACACCTTTCTGAAGTCTGTCCTTATCTGACTTTCTCGTAGCAAACCTTGCGTCTATTTCTTGACCAATAGTTGAAGTAATACCTATTCTGTCACCTGTGTTTTCAGTAATAGGAATGTCTTGTCTTTTTAATATCTTTGAGGTGTCAGTAGAATACAAGACGTAATTGTTAGCTTTAGGGTTAGCTCTTCCTTCAGCCATTGCTCTTTCGTTACCATCTACATCTACAAATTTTGACCCCGGTATACCGTTTTCGTATAAATAAGCAGAAGCCGCTTTTTCAGCACCAAACCCACCTACTTTATCTGCGAACTCTTCTGTTAATGCGTCATAAAAATCTGCACCTGTATCCGTATCTTTCATACCGTTTTGGCGCATCAATGCTTGGACATTGTCCGGTTGACCTGTCAATGGTAATTCTCTACGTATCATTCGAGATACAGCTTCATCGCTTAAATCTATTTCATACAATTGACTCATAGCAGTATCAAATCTATCTTCTACATCTCTCAGGATTCTATTCGCTTCTGCCATTTGTGCTGAGTCTTTCTTAATGTTAACATCCTTCATTAATTCTTTACGAATTGTGTCCGGATAAACACCTGTTGCTAAGTCATCCCATATTCTAGTTTCAAGTGGCGTGTTAGTCTCAATCTCAGATAATAGTTTTGCTTCTCTCATCATATCAAAATCATATCTAGCAAAGTTTTTACCGGTGTCTTTGTTTTCTGATACATATAGACCATGACCCTGACGTTTAGTGCCTGAGTTAGTACCAATCTTGTTCATGTCCATCTTTGTAAAGATTGCACCTTTCTCATTACCTTGAAAAACAGTAATGGGTAATTTGCTTTGACCTAGGTTTGATAGGCTAGGGTTTAGATTAGATTTTAATACACCAGTCATTATTGAATCAACTGGGTCATCACCTAACAAAGTATATAGTGTGTTTCTGATAGCTGGTTTAAGCGCTGTATTGTTTGCTAACGAAGCTAACTTAGCTGTAGTCATACCACCACCAGCCATGATAGATAATACTTCTACAGGGTTATTTGCTACAGCATTGCTAAAGCTATCCCAATCTTCAAACGTAGCTTTAACCATACCACCAAATGCATCAGCTATTGCACGTTGTTCTTCTCCAATTGTTTCAGCTCCTACTAAATTAAGCAGACCACCAGTTCCTAAATCAATTGCACCTTTTGCCACGTGTTGAGGTGTTGAGAATATTGTTCGTGCTTCATCCATCGCACCAGCAACACCAGTAGGTATTCTTTCAATAAATCGCTTTACTTTGTTTGGGTCAGTAGATGGTTCTTTAAATCTCCAGTCGTGTCTACCGTATGGGTCATTGCGTCTAGCTTCATCTAAATCTGCATAGTATTTGTCTACTTCAGCTTGGCGTTCAGGACTAACCTCTAACAAACCACCAGCAAAATCGCTAACACCATCCCACAGATTACCTAAGCCTTCACTTATTCCATCTTTAATCTCATCTAATAGACCAGCCATCAGTCTGCCTTTGAAACTAATTGAATAGTCGTTGGCTTCATGGTCTCATCAGAGCTTGTATGGTCTATCTGTGTCTTCTCTCCATACTTGTTAGGCACGAGCTTACTAGCTACCCACTTTCTTGCATCTATCTGTAAGCGTGCAACCTGAAATGTTTGATTGTCTGCTTCATCTGCAATAGCTAAGATTTGGTCAGCATGAAACTCTGAGCTGATTGACTTCGCGCGCGTGTATCTATCGGATAATCCATCTATCTTATACATCCAGCGATACCAAGTGTCTGCATTCGGTGTCCACTTCTCTTCTCTACATAAACTGATAACACTTCGACCTGACGCTATCTCTTCTAGCATTCTATCTTCAAGCTCTTCAGAATATATTGTAGGTCTAGCCATTTAGATACCCCGGTTCTTTGCAGTCTTTGCCGCTTGTCTAAAGTTCATAGCAGTTGGTCTACCTTTCTGTCCAGCTTTCCGCATTTTCTCACCACTACCAGCTTTGATTCTTTTACGTTTAGCGTGAATTCTATCATACAATCCAATCTTAGCCATTTAGTTTATCTCCTGTAGGAAAATTATCTCCAAGTATAGTCCAAGCCATTTGGGTATCAATATCTTTTATTGTTTCACCTGTAAGCTCAGAACAATACTCAAGTAAAGCAATGTACAAGTATGGCAATGTATCAGTCTCTCTTATATGAAATTCTTTAAGCTCCTGTGTCTCCACTCTCTACCTCCGCAGTTACTAGACCTCTCCAATCATCCGGCAAGTCAAGTCGTATTCCTAAGTCATCTGCGAAATCTACAACCTTTAGCAAGTGCTTTGACATTTCATTTACAGTTAACTTTGTAGTCGATTTTATCACTACTACTGGTTTGTTGTTAACTTCTTCAATCAAAGGCTCTAAAAATTGACTGCTAAAATATGTATGGAGTGCATCAGGTGAGTTGCCTGTGTCATCAGCAATGATAGAAACTATGCGCCAATAGAATGCGTTTTGTTTAACTGAACGTGATGCGGTGTTAGGTTTAATAGTTACAATAGCTTCAGGTGCATCAGAATTTTTAAACCAAGTGCGTGTCATGTTCTCTAATATATCAGCTTTAGGTTTGTCTCTCTTTAAAATTCTTTGTAGTTTATTACTCATAGTTTACAATTTTATAAGCATATTTAAAAAGCAATTCTTGTTTGATTAAATAAGCATTCTTAGATACTGTATCACCATTACCAACAAACGTTTTGTATTCTAAGTTATTTTCTATGATGCAATCTTTAACTCTTTCCCTCTCTATAAATCCATATTGATTTGGTGTAACAAAAACCCATGTGTCTGCTTTACTAGTCATCAACGCTGAAGGCTTACCATACATACCAATCTCTACTACTAAATTTCCTGTGTACTTACTCTTAAAATCTTTTTTAACTTCATACCGTTTGTGTTTCTCAGGTACGTATATATCCATTTCTTTACAGTAACCCGGAATAATAACTGCACTAGGATATTGGGTCTGTAATAATTTTAAAACATCTTGTTCTGCATTGTGTCCATCTTCTAAGTCTTCTTCAAAGGTATTCACTTCAAACCTTTTTCTTTAAGTTTTTTATCAGTCGCACGTATTGCAAATTCTACAACCTCATCCATAAATTCTTTAGAGTAATACTCATGACCTTGGTCATAGCTGGTGTGACAATTAAAGCATGAATAAAAACCTATATCTCTACCTAATTCATCAGTTGCCTTAATGCCAACTCCATCTGTATTTTTGTGCGCGAAGACTGTGGTCTCTCCCTTGCCCAAGCACCGGTCTAATTTTAGGGTGCATGCTTCATTGCGAGCTGACTTAGTAATTCTATTTTGTTTCATTAAATCCCCAATCAATGAGTTGTCCTATGACATCAGCAACTGAATATACTACTGCTGTGTCTGAACCAGCATCCTCTATTTTTTCTATCATAATTTGTTGATTAGCAGTTAATCTACCTTTAGG